AATCAGCTTCATCTTCATCTAAATGGTATATCCTCTCTGGTTGTCTAATCACCCAGTATCTAGGATTAGCTGTTCCTCCATTGTCTTCTGTATTTATCTCTTTCTGTAAATCCTTTAAAAATTTTATATCATCATTACTTAATTTTTCTTTAACGACCGTATCTTCATGATATTTTAAATGTTCCCAGTACTTTGCCATTTTTTAGTCCTCCTAATCATCCAATTCTCCGTTATATTTTGGTAATTCCATCCAGTAAATAACATCATTTTCAGTATTTTCAAAACCTACTCCGATATCAAATTCTATCCAACAATCTAGTCTAACATCAGCATATCTCCCAGAACTTAATGGAAATGTAACTAACACTTCTTCACCAATATCAGGAACATTTCCGTCCCACATAAAGGTATATAAATCACCATACTCTTCTTGCTCTTCTTTAGTTAGCTCTCTTACTGTTAATTTATTCCATTTCATTATTAGTCCTCCAATAGATCTTTATTTTCGTAAATATTACCAATTACTAAATAATCATATTCCATACTTGATAATCTACAGCAATAATTCCCGTTTATTTCTAGATAATAAAATTCTTCTTCCACATTTTTATTTACCACATATTCCAAGTTATTGTGAACTACTATATCACCTGTATGGATGTAATTGCCGATCATATCTTTATATCCGCTGTTGTAAATAAAATCAACTTCATCAAAATCAAAAAATTGATACATATGATAATTTTCATCATAAACTTCAACTACTTTAGTATCAAACCTAATAGATTCCACTTCAAATACTCTATCTAAACTTTTAACATACACTTTAGGTTGTTTCATTGTTCTCCTCCACTATACCTAATTCATTTCCTAACTCTTGTAAGCATTCTATAAAGTAGTTAAAATTTTCTAATTCTTTGTCAGATACTTTTAATATTATTCTTTTAGTACCAGTATTGTTCAACAAATAAGAAAATCTTAATTTTCCGTTTAAGTCGCATACATCTATCATAAAATAATCACTCCAATTAACTATCGCTAAATTTGACATTAATCTCCTCCTAAATCACATACCATCTAAAATAATCTACTTTTCTTAAATCTACTTTCTTTCCGTCAAAATCTAGTATTATATTCCCTTTAATCTCATCTAAATTTTTGTGTAAATTATATACATTTTCTACAGTGTTTTTATCCGCCTTAACACAAATTGTTTCATCATCTTTCATTGTGAATATTATTTCGAATTCTTTATCTTTAAACATAGATTTTCCCTCCTACACATATATATGCAGCATAATATATTTTTTCTATTTTCCTGTTCCCTTCTTTTGAATTATAAATTCCTCTCTCTTCAATTCTTTTATTTTCTATAACTTTAATATCTAAAACATGTTCTGAAAACTCTAAACTCATAATATAATCATTGATTAAATCTTCTAGTTTCTCATCTTTATTTTCTTCAATTTTCACTATTCTTTTAATTCCAGTTGCTTTTATTCTTATTCTTTTTTCTTTCTCTTTTTCCCAAAACATAATATATATATCCTTACCTCTTATTCTCGAATGTGAGACAAATCCTACAGATTGCCCACACAAATGTTGTTACATATAGATCTTCTTTTGTAAAATTACTATTACAAAGAATCATTATAAAGCCAAACAACATTACTACTCCAAACCATTCTAATACATATCTAAGCACCATAAATCTCCTTAAGTTGTTTCATGTGTTGTAATTCTCTGATTCTCTCTTTTTGCTTCTCTATAGTTTGATGTTGTTTAATGTTTTCATTAGCAAGTTTTTCTAAATTCTTACTAGAAGTATATATTCCAACAATCACTCCAATTGTAAAAACAATAACTACTCCTGAACAAATCATCAAAGCTCTTTCTAACATTTTTATTTTTCTTATACTAACCACTTAACCACCTCTAAAACAAATACTATTATCATTAAAATTGCCATTCCAAATACGCTATATTCTAGCTTATGGATTCGTTCTTTTTGATTTTCTATAATATCCTTCATTTCATCTGCTCTTTTACTATTCTCAAGTTCTAAATGTGTTTGAGCTTGTAAAATGTTGGAAAAACTATCTTTAGTTGCTTCTAGAATTTTTTCTTGCTTTTTGAATTGCTCCATTAATTTTTTAGTCTCTTCAAAATAACTATCTCCTCTCATATTTAAGGCTTCTAATTTTTTATCTTGTAATTTATAATCTTTCTTAATATCGCTTATTTCATTCTTTAATTCTAATTTTTTAGCTTGTCTTTTATTCATTTTATGCACCTACCAATTCTTTTAATTGTTTTACTAATTTATGTCTCTCATGATTCCACGCTGTAATTTGAGCATTTACCATAGCTAAATTTTTATAGCAAACTTCTTGATCACTCGCAAGTTTATTTAAGCGTTCATCAGCCTTAGCAAGTTTATTTAATAATTCTTGTTCTAATTCACTATCCTTGTTTTCATCTGGTTTATTAATCTTCTCTTCTTTACCTATTAAACTCTCATATAGTTCCTTTAATCTCTTATAATTTTTACTTCTTGGAATTCTGCCTCTTTTCCATGCTGTAATATTTTGTGAATCTACTCCTAACTCAATAGCTAATATAGCTTCACTCCAGTGTGTCTTCTCTTTTATAGCTTCTATCATTTCATTAATATTTACTACTTTTTTCATCTTTTATACCTCCTACTTTCTCCTTGAATACTCCTTTTTTTATTGCAAACTCTTTTGCTCTCTCAATATGTTTATTTACTTCATCTACTATGACTGGTTCAATATCTAATCCTGTTTCAGCTAGTAATTGTTCTCTAGTCTCTCCTAGATCAAATAAAAAGAATCCAGCTTCTTTCATTTTCGCATCACTAACAACTTCAAACATCTCTCTAATAGTTCTTTCAATTCGTTTTGCACCATAATTGTGATTTGCTCGTAAGCTCCATGCTAATGCTAAACAAAAATCTCCTATGAAATCTGCAACCTTAAGATTAACTTCTCGTTCTAATCGTCTAGTGTAACTTTCTTCAATTTCACTTAATGCTAATTCAGCGGCCTGATTACGAGTTAATTTCTTTTGCCCAGGTTTGCTATATCCAAAAGTATTTCTAACTCTTTTCTTCCCCATCTTCTCCTAACCTTGATATCCTTTCTAAAATCTCATCTAGCTCTTCATCATCTATAAATCCTAATATATCATCTGTAAATTCAGTTGCTATATCTCCATATTCTGATTCAGAAAATTCTAATACTGCAAGTTCTAACCCATATCTTTTTTCACCTTCTATCACAGAAGCACCATATCCATTTGGAAATCTATATCTTACCATTCTTCCCTTGAATATATCGTGCTCCTCATCTATAAAAATATATTCTTTAAACTTCTCACTAATCAAATTTTCACACCTCTAACTATTCTTCCTGAAATGGATTCCACCCCATATTAAAATCAATATTATCTTCAAATTCTCCAAAACCATTATTAGTTTGTTGACTATAACCACCATTTTGTACTTGTCCGTATTGAGTAGTATTTCCTTGTTGTTTCTTACTTTCTAAGAAAGTTATACTACCTGCAACTACTTCTGTAACATAAACAGTCTTACCATCATTACCTTGAAAATTCCTTGTAGAGATTCTACCCTCTACAGATATTAAGCTACCTTTACTTAAAAATCGTGCCATATTCTCAGCCTTTTTATCAAAAGCAACACAACCAATAAAATCTGCAGCTTGTTCTCCTTGTTCATTTTTAAAATTCCTATTTACTGCTAATGTAAAATAAGTCATCATCTTACCTGTAGATGTTTGTCTTAAATCCACATCTCTTACTAGTCTTCCTATTAAAACTACGTTATTAGTCATTTATTATTCTCCTTTAATTTTTATTATTGAATGATTGATTGAATGATTGAATGATTGATTTATTAAAAAATATGTATCATATCTAATAAACTGTTACATATGATATATATATCCTAACCGCCCTATTACCAGCATTTAGAATATACTCTGTTTTATACAATGTAATCTTTTCCTTAATGGTTACATAGTATAGTTTTAAATATAAATGAGGTTACAGTCCACCCCATTTCTTTACTGCTTTACTCATTTCATCCCTCTCAATTCCTATATATCTTAATGTTATACTAGGATCATGATGATTGAATAATTTCATAAGCGTTACTACATCCTTACTCTCTTTGTAGAAATGATATCCAAATGTTTTCCTGAAGCTGTGAGTACCTATATTCTTTATCCCACACTCTTTCGCACCAGTTTTAAGTATTCTATAAGCTTGAGTCCTTGTAATTGGTCTATTTGAGTTCTTATAACGTGTTGACTTGAACAAATACTCTTCATCATTTTTATTAAAGCAGTATTCCTCTAACACTCGCTTTAATTTAGGTAGTATAATCATTTCTCTTAACTTCCCAGTCTTCATTTCACGTCTTCTGACTTTATCTCTACCTCTGACGTCTCCAACTTTCAGTCCTAAGAGATCACTTATTCTAAACGCTACATTGATTCCCATGTAGAAAAGCAAATAATCACGTTCACTCCTACTCTTAAAATAATAATTCATTGCATCTAGTTCTTCTTGAGTTCTTAACGGTTCAACAAACTCCAAATCGATAACCTCCTAAATAGAAATTATCATCAAACATCACTGCGTTCTTTTCCGTGTAATTCCTGCATTAAAGCATTATATGTTGCTTCATCCTCTTCAGTAACAATTCTTTCTTTACTCTTCCTACCTACATTGTTCATATTGTTCATTCTCTCTTGTAAATAATCTGGCATAGGCATGACATATCGACCTTGCATATTATTTCCACCAGTGAACGTCGACTTGCTGCTTTCATATTGTTCTTTTGCATTGCACAATACGGCCAGTATATACTTCTGATGATTTGTAGGATACTTAACTTGACTTAATCTATCAAAGATATATTGAATATGCTCATGCCTCAACTCACTTAATCTTTGAGCAACCTCTCCTGCTGTTACTCTCATTTTCCCAACATACAATTTTACATCGGAAGGCATTAAGCATATATCGACTGCATACTTAATCCATTTACCAAGCTCTACTTGTTTATTCTTACTGACTCGGGTATACCCAAAGCTATCTCTGAAATACTGTGTATTGTATTTCTTACGAGGACTAATATCTCTTTTAT